AATAGATTTTATAAAGAAAATTAAACGAACGATTGAACACAATAACACTTATCCAGTAAAAGTTGCTTGGGGTAATAGTTATCATAATATACAAGATATAACAGAGAAGTTTAATGATTAGATTAATGGAAATGGTTAAGTATCGTCATATTCGTCCTTTTACAAAGGTTGAAATGAATCATATTACCGATGAATATTTAAACAACAATAAATATGAAGAAGTAATGCCTGACTTTGCAAAAGACAAAGATGATGTTCTAACCAAATTACAGAAAATTGACCAATTGGAATATCTTTCAGAAAAAGAACTAAAAAGATTAAACAATTCTAAAATACCTTCTATCAAAAATAGTGGTAGAGATGTTGCAAATTTAATCGGACAAGAAAAATTTAATTATAAAGAAATTTATGATGGTATTAAATCAACACCACCTAAAAAATTTACACCACCAGTAGTGGTTGAAGATAAAAAAGGAAGATTGTTCGTATTGGACGGAGATGATAAATTAACTATCTTTGTTGCCTTAGGAAGTAATCTACCAGTTAAAAAAGTAAGTTATGGTAAAGAATTTAACAAAGAAACTATGGAATATTATAACAAATCACATATGAATGATATGTCACCAGCCGCAGGTTCAATCGGAGTAGGTTATTAATGAATGATTTAATTAAAAAAATATTAATAGAATGGTCTTTTCGTTTAGATGACGGAATGATTAATCTACACAATCCAAAACATATTATTATATTGAGTGAAGTTTTAAAAGATATGAAACTACCAACAAAAGTTATTTTGGAAGTTATGAGCAATATGACTGAATCAGAAGCTTCTGAAAAAGCTAAAAAAATGGGATTAGTTCATCTTGGTGGTGGAAGTTATGGTAAAGAAAAAGGTAGTCAAGCAACACACCAAACAAAAGACGGAAAATTAGTAAAAGTTGGTGATAAACAAACAAAAACAGGTCCAAATGTTTTTAGTCAACCACAAAAACCAGCAGAAACAGAAACAACAGAAAACGAAAAATCACAACAAAATCACATAGAAAAAGGATTTGTAAAAGGTGCAGCCCCTGGTAATCCTGGTTCTATGTATAACGAAATTATGAGTGGAAAAGTAGCAGATTTAATTCGTGAAAACCCAGACTCATCAGATGAGGAGTTAACTAAACTTATTATTGAAAAGTATGGGAACACTAGATTAGGTAAACAACAAAATAGTAAAACAAGAGCTGGTGGTTTGAAAAAAGGAGACTTACCCAATATAGAGGGAGTTTCAAATGGATTACTTTCTAAAACATTAATAGCAGTAAAGAGTGGTAGAAGAAAAGCTGAGAGAGCAAAAGAAGCTGAAAAAGATTTAGGATGGGAAAATACAAAATCGGAAGAATTTTTTGGTGATAAAAAAGGTTTAGAAGAACAAAGAAAAAGAGTAAGAAACGCTAAAAAAATAGTAGATTTAGACGGAAACGAAATATCACAAGAGGAAATGTTAGAGATAATAGATTCAAGTGGAAGTGGAGATAATCCTTCAGATACAGCAACTATTATTACTTCTGACGACGGAACAATAACAATTTTATTTACATCTGATAAAGACTCATTAGATGCAATTATATCACAATCATCAGCTAAAGCAGAATCAACACAAACTGATGATGCCATATTAAGTTTAGTTGACAATAAACAATTATCTCAAGAAGAAGCTGAAGCTATAGCTGGTGAAAGAAGAAACTTTGCAGACAAAAAAGAAAACACAGAGAGAAAGTTAAAAAAAGTAACGAATAAACCATCTGAATTTTTAAAAGAAAATATTAGTGATGAAATGATTGAGAAAGCTAAAACTGAGAAAGATACTAAAAAACATTTCGAATCAAGAGTAACTAATAGATTTAAACCTGGTGGAAAAATATCAAGTACAGTTTTATTTGATGAAGATGGAAACAAGATAAAAGGTGGTCAAAAACACGACCCGGAAGATTATTTAAAAAAAGTTGGTTGGAAAGAGGGAACAGAACCTACTGAAAAACAACAATTAGAAGCGTTTTTATTATATTCTAAAACAGCAGAAAATCCAGAAGCAAATACTCAAAAGTTAGTATCAAGAATGAATAAACAAAATGGTGGACCAGATGTATCAGAATCAGTAGAAAACATTAGAAAAGAAGTAATAAAAGATGAACAAGAACATATAGATTTTTTAAATGAAAGAGAAATTGAAATTGATGGAAAAAAAGTAAAACTTGGTAATTTCGTTTCGGGTAATAACATTTGGAAACAAGGACACTTTGATGCTATTTCCGGTAATAAAGGAGTCCACAAACACAGAGGTATGTTTGAAGTTAATAATGGTGGAAATAGTATAACTGGTGAGACACTTAAAAAAGTTTTTGGTGTTGATAACAAAAATCAATTCTTACAAAACTTTGAAGTAGAAGAAGCAACAGAACAAAAAGGTGTATCGGGAAAACAAAAAGGTAAAGTTACTGGTTCAACAAGAATAGTTTATGCAATTGTTAAAGATAAAAAAGGAAATAAAACACGAATTCCAATTATGGAAAAAAGACAAAGAAGTAAAGAGGGTGAATTAGGAAAACTTCAAACGGTTTACAAATGGACAAAAGATTTTCAACAATTAGTAAAGGATAATCAATAATGAAAACTCAATTATTATGCACCTTTACAACACATAGTAAGTTAAACCTTATTATAGATTCAATCATAGATTCTTATACAATTTTATTTGATAAAGTATATGTATTTCAAAATGAAGACGATGCAGGACAATTAATCTGCACTTATAATATAGAAATGGTTGAGGATTATTATGACGGAGAAGAAGCAATATCAGGAACTATCTCTTTACATAGAAAAAAACAATCCAACACACTTTATACAATTAACGCATTAAACGAAGCTATTAGAAGTTTAAACAACGGGGTATTAGATAAGTCATTTCCAATCCCCTGGGAAAGATATCAAAATAATTTACTATTGACAAATGAATCGGGTTTAAATATTATCCCTACAAAAATATTTAAAATAATAAATGTTAGAGATTGGTAAAATAGCTTGGTATTTTCCAAAACTTCTTTATACTTATTACTGAATAACAATTAACTAATTAAAAAATAAAAAAGAGGAGATTAAAAATGGATATTAACGCAATTAAAAAAAGGTTAAATCAGTTACAATCAACAAACACAAGAACTTCAAATCTTTGGAAACCGCAACCAGGAAAACAACAAGTTAGAATAGTTCCTTACAAATTCAACCCAGACACACCATTTATAGAGTTATTTTTTCACTATAATTTAGGTGGTAAGAACTATCTTTCACCAATCAGTTTCGGTAGACCAGACCCAATTGAAGAATTTTCACAAAGACTAAAAACAACAGGAAGTAAAGACGATTTCACTTTAGGTAGAAAACTTGAAGCAAAAATGAGAACTTTCGCACCTGTTATTGTTCGTGGAGAAGAATCAGAGGGTGTAAAGTTTTGGGGTTTTGGAAAGACAGTTTATCAAGAACTTCTTTCTATAATCGCAGACCCTGATTATGGTGACATTTCAGACCCGAAAAATGGTCGTGATGTTACATTAGAGTTTAAAACTGCTGAAGAGACAGGAGCATCGTTCCCATCTACTACAATCAGAGTTAAACCAAATCAGACACCATTGACAGAAGACACTAAAGTGTTAGAAAGAGTCAAAGAAACTCAAAAAGAAATTACTGATATTTACAGTGAATTATCTTATGAGGAACTAACTAAGGTTCTGAACGAGTGGTTAAATCCTGATGATGAATCAACAGAAACTTCATCACAACAAAAGGAAGAAAAACCAGTAAATGAATTTGATGTAAAATTAGCAGAAGATAAAGCTAAAAAAGAATCAGCTTCAAAAGTTCAAGACGCTAGTCAACAATTCGACGATTTATTTAATAACTAAGGAGTAAAATATGTCAACAAAAAAGTCAGTAACAGACGACTTGGCTAATGCAATAGCCGATAATCTGAATAATAAATTCAAAGACAATAAGGTAGCTTATTTCTTAGATGGAAGTGATATAACACCAACAGACATTAAGGACTTTGTATCAACAGGTTCTTCAATGTTAGATTTAGCAATATCAAACAGAACTAATGGTGGTATTGCAGTTGGTAGAATTACAGAAATCAATGGATTAGAATCAAGTGGTAAATCACTACTTGCATCACATATATTAGCAGAAACACAAAAACAAGGTGGTATCGCAGTTTATATCGATACTGAAACTTCAGTAAGTGTTGACTTTTTAGGTGCTATTGGTGTAGATGTTAGTAAACTACTTTATTTACACTTTGAAACCGTAGAGGATATATTTGAGTCTATTGAGGATATTATCACTAAAGTTCGTGAATCAAACAAAGATAAGTTAGTAACTATCTTAGTAGATTCATTAGCGGCTACTTCAACAAAGATTGAAATAGAAGCAGACTTTGATAAAGATGGATATGCAACTTCAAAAGCAATTATCATCTCAAAAGCACTTCGTAAAATCACACAACTAATTGGTCGTCAAAAGGTAGCACTTGTCTTTACAAATCAGTTAAGACAAAAATTAGGTGTTATGTTTGGAGACCCGTGGACTACGAGTGGTGGAAAAGCACTACCATTTCACGCATCAACAAGAATTCGTTTGAAAAATCTTGGTCAAATCAAGGATAGTAAAAAGAATACTATTGGTATGAAATGTAGAGCTCAAATCATTAAGAATAGATTAGGGCCACCATTAAGACACGCAGACTATGATATGTATTTCGATTCAGGAATAGATAATTATGGCGGTTGGTTAGGTGTAATGAAAGAACACAAATTGGTAAAACAAGCAGGAGCTTGGTATACTCTAACTTACAGAAAGAAAGATTATAAATTCCAATCAAAAGACTTCAAAGAGTTAATGGAGACTAATGATGGACTTCGTAATCATTTATATGAAAAGATATGTGAAAAAGCAATCTTAGAATATAAAACTGGTAATGTTGGAATAGATGATGTTCAATTCACGAAGGAAGTTATTGGAGATGAGTAAAGAGAGATATTTATCAATTCTCAACGACATTAAAGAACAAGGCGGCTCGGAACAAGGACAAAGTCCTAATGAAAATGTATTGATAATAGATGGACTGAATACTTTTATTAGAGTATTTAGTGTCATACCAACTACTAATGATAATGGGACACACATTGGTGGAATAGTTGGTTTTCTGAAATCAATAGGTTACACAATCAATATGTTTAGACCCACCCGTTGCATCATAATATGGGATGGAAAAGGTGGGTCAAGTCGCCGTAGAAAAATGTATCCAGAATATAAAGCAAAAAGAAAAACGAATATTCGTTTGAATAGAGCTTATGATTTTGAAACTATCGAAGAAGAACGAGCAAATATGATACGACAAATCCAAAGAACAATAGAGTATTTGGATTTTCTACCAATCACAATGTTATCAATAGATAATGTAGAAGCAGATGATATTATAGCTTATACAGCAAAACAAGTTCTTACAGATAGTAAAGTAACCATTATGTCTTCAGATAAAGATTTTCTACAATTAGTTGATGATAGAATTTCAGTATGGTCACCAACAAAGAAAAAACTATACAAACCAGAACAAGTAATGGAAGAATATGGTATTCCATCACACAATCTATTAATGTATAGAATATTTGACGGAGATAAATCAGATAATATTAATGGTGTTTTTGGATATGGATTAAAAACCGTATTAAAAAAATTACCATTTTTACAAGAAGACAAACAATTTTCGGTTGATGATGCAATAACAGAGGTAGAAGAGTTAGAGAAACATAGAGATATTATGGAAAGAAATTATGATTTAATGCAATTACATAATGTAGATATATCAGCAACAGCTAAAACAAAAACCATAGATAAAATGAGAGAACCTATTCCTAATTTGGACAAAGTGACATTTAAGAAAATGTTTTTAGAAGATAAAATGTATTCAGCACTTCCTAATTTAGAAAGTTGGTTACAAACTAAATTTCAAACATTAGTAAAATTCATAGGACAATAGTTTTAATGGAATTGAATAAAACATATAACGAGGATTGTCTTAAAACAATGGAAAGAATGTCAGATAACTTTGTAGATATGACATTAACTTCACCACCATATGATAATTTAAGAGAATACAAAGGATTTAGTTTTGACTTCGAACCAATCGCAGATGAACTATATCGTGTAACAAAACCAGGTGGAGTTGTAGTTTGGGTGATTGGAGATGCAACAATAGAAGGAAGTGAAACAGGAACTTCGTTTAGACAAGCATTATACTTTAAAGAGATAGGATTTAATTTACACGACACAATGATTTACAGAAAGTTAAATTATTTACCTGTTACTACAAATAGATACGAACCACAATTTGAATATATGTTTGTATTGTCAAAAGGGAAACCAAAGACATTTAATGCATTAACAAAAACAAATACTTCCGCAGGTGGTAAAGGTGGTTATCACAGACACGATGGAGAAAATTTAGAACCATTACACACTAATGACGGAATAGTAAAAGAAGTTGGAATTAGAACAAATGTTTGGGATATTGCGTGTGGTTCAATGAACTCAAAAGATAAAGTATCATTTGAACACCCAGCAACTTTTCCAGAAAAGTTAGCATCAGACCATATATTAAGTTGGAGTAATCAAGGAGATTTAGTATATGATTGTTTTATGGGAAGTGGAACAACAGCAAAAATATGTATTGTAAATAATAGAGATTATATCGGTAGTGAAATCTCAAAAGAGTATTGTGATATTATTGATAAAAGATTAATTAACATAGAAACAAATGTAAAGAGTTGGGAAAAATTTATTTGATTTTGAAAATAAAAACGATATTTATATATGGGTAGAAAAGTAATATACAAAACAAAAAAAGAAAAAAAAGAAGCTCAATTACAATGGCAACGAGAACATTATGAGCGAAACAAAGAAGAACTTAGGTTACAAGCTCGTAAAAGATATCGTTTACGATTAAAACAGAAAAAGGAACAAGAGGTTAGAAAGAGTTTATATGGAGAATGACAAACTAACAAGTTTTGGAAATTCATTTCAGTCTAAAATTATATCTTCATTATTAGTGAAGAAAACATTTTTACAGACTATATCAGATATTCTACAACAAGAGTATTTTGATTCTGACGCCAATAAGTGGTTAGTTAAGAAAATATTAGATTATTTCTATGAATATAAAACAAGTCCTACATTAGAAGTAATCAAAGTAAAAATAAATGATGTTGAAGATGAAGTTTTAAAAACTTCTATTGTTGATAAATTGAAAGATGCTTGGAATGTTAGAGAATCAAGTGACTTAGACTTTGTTCAGAAAGAAACTATTAAGTTTTGTAAAAATCAAAAATTAAAAAATGCTATAATTGATTCAGTAGTCTTATTAGAAAATCAAGAATATGATGAAATAAAAAAGAAAGTTGATGAAGCAATGTCAGCAGGAAGTGAACGAGATTTAGGACACGATTATTTAGTAAGTTTAGAAGAAAGATTATCTAAATCAGCAAGAGAAACTGTTGAGTCTGGTTGGGGTGAGATAGATGAAATTATGGATGGTGGACTTGGTGGTGGTGAACTTGGTGTTATAGTTGCTCCAGCTGGTATCGGTAAGTCTTGGGCTTTACAATGTATTGGAGCTGAGTGTTTAAAAAGAAATAAAACCGTGGTTCATTATTCATTAGAGTTAAATGAAAACTATGTTGGATTAAGATATGATACTATATTTACTGGAATAACAACATCAAATATAAAATATTATAAAGATGATGTCAAGAAAAAATTAGAAAAATTACCTGGAAAGTTGATGATTAAATATTACCCAACAAAATCAGCATCAGTTCAGACATTAGGTTCACACTTAAAACAATTAGAATTACAAGAAATAAAACCTGATATAGTATTAGTTGATTACGCTGATATTTTAATGGGTGTTGGTAAAGAAAAAAGATTTGTATTAGAGTCAATATACGAAGACCTAAGAGCTTTAGCGGGGGAAATGGATTTACCAATATGGACTGCTTCACAAGCAAATCGTTCATCATTAGAAGAAGAAGTAATAGATGCTACAAAAGTATCTGAATCTTATTCTAAAATTATGATAGCGGATTTTGTGATGAGTATGTCCAGAAAAGTAGAAGATAAAGTTAGTAAAACAGCAAGATTTCACATTATCAAAAACAGGTTTGGTATCGATGGTATAACATTTCCATCAAAAATGGATACTGAACTTGGTAAAATTGATATCTATAAATCCACTTCAAAACACGGAGTCCAACAACAAAAGAAAATGGACAACTCTGAGGAGTTTTTACGAAAAACTTTGGCAGATAAATTAAAAATACACGAAAAAGAAGTAGAAGGTTTTGAATAATTATATATTTATATTAGAACAAAACAGATTAAAAATTAAAAAGGAGTTTCAATGCAATTTCAGTTATCAGATAATTTTGTAGACAAATACAAAAGAAAAAAACCACCATTCGGGTTCAACGGATTGGGTGAGTTAGTTTATATGAGAACCTATTCTCGAATCAAAAAAAATGGAAAAAATGAAAGATGGTGGGAAACCGTCAAAAGAGTGGTAGAGGGAACTTATTCAATGCAAAAAAATTGGATAGATTCACATCAATTAGGTTGGAATCCTTGGCAAGCACAAAAGTCTGCACAAGATATGTATGACAGAATTTTTAATATGAAGTTTTTACCGCCTGGTCGTGGACTATGGGCAATGGGAACAGCAATCACAGAAGAAAAGGGATTGTATGCAGCATTAAATAATTGTGCTTTTGTATCTACAAAAACATTAAAAGAAGACTACGCAAAACCATTTTGTTTCTTAATGGATGCCTCAATGTTAGGTGTTGGTGTTGGATTTGATACCAAAGGAGCGGGAGAAATAATCGTTAAGGGTGTTGATAAGAGTAGAGAAACAACAAAATATCAAATACCAGACACAAGAGAAGGTTGGGTTGATTCACTTAAAGTATTATTAGAGAGTTATTTTCACGGAACTTCACCGATTGAATTTGATTATAGTCTAATTAGATTAGCTGGTGAGCCAATCAAAGGATTTGGTGGTGTTTCGAGTGGTCCAGAACCATTAGAGGAAGTTCACGGAGATATTAGTAAAGTATTAGAAAAGAATAGTGGAGAACCAATTACTATTACAACAATTGTAGATATTATGAATCTGATTGGTAAATGTGTTGTAGCAGGTAATGTTAGAAGAACAGCAGAAATTGTGTTTGGTGAACCAGATAATGAAGAATACTTAGATTTAAAAAATTATAAGGTTAATCCACACAGAGACCAATTTGGTTGGACATCAAACAATTCAGTATTTGCAGAACTTGGTATGGACTATTCAGATGTTGCAAAAAGAATTGTAGATAATGGTGAACCTGGTTTCGCGTGGTTAGAAAATATGAGACATTATTCTCGTATGAAAAATGGTGGTGATAATAAAGACCATAGAGCAATGGGTGGAAATCCTTGTTTAGAACAGACATTAGAATCTTATGAATTATGTTGTTTAGTGGAAACATTTCCAAACAATCACGACTCATTAGAAGATTATAAAAAAACCTTAAAGTTTGCTTATTTATACGCAAAAACTGTCACACTCGGAAGAACACATTGGTCAGATACTAACAGAGTTATGTTAAGAAATAGACGAATAGGTTGTTCAGTAAGTGGTGTCGCACAATTCATTACAAATCGTGGAATACACGAACTAAAAAATTGGTTAGAAGAAGGATATAGTAATATACAACATTGGGATAAAGAATATTCTGATTGGTTTGCTATTCCAAAGTCAATTAAGACTACTTCAGTAAAACCAAGTGGTACGGTATCTTTATTAGCAGGAGCTACACCTGGTTTACATTATCCAGAAAGTCGTTTCTACACAAGAAGAATCAGAATATCAATAAATTCTGAATTAATTGAACCATTAAAGAAAGCTGGATACAAAATAGAACCAGCCTTCGGTTCAGAAGACTCAACATTGGTGGTAGAAATACCAGTTGATGTCGGTGAGGGAATCAGAACAGCTGGTGAATTAACAATATGGGAACAATTCTCATTAGCAGCATTTATGCAAAGACATTGGGCTGATAATCAAGTCAGTTGCACTGTGACATTTGACCCAGAAACAGAGGGAGAACAAATCCCGCATGTCCTTAAATACTTTCAATATCATTTGAAAGGTATTTCACTTTTACCAAGACACGATTATGGAGCATACAAACAGATGCCTTATGAAGCTATTGAAGAAAAGGAATATAATAAACAAATTAAAAAATTAGGTAAATTATCATTTGGAGTTATTAAAAATGAAGAAGCAGAAGTTGATAAGTTTTGTAATAATGATTCTTGTGAACTACCTGGACTTCCAGAAATAACAGATGAAAAATAATTTTCTTAACTGGCAGACGACGCACCAGTATAAAAACGCGTTATCACAGTAACAAACAAGGAGAACGATTATGAATATTCGTAATCTTATAGTATTGTTTATGGTAACTACTGGATTGTTCGCACAATCAGTAATGGGAACCGTATATGATACTAACTCAAGACCACTTGAAGGTGCTAATGTCGTCCTTGTTGGAACTAACTTAGGTGACATCGCTAATGAAGCGGGTGCTTACTCAATGATTAGTGTTCCAGCAGGTTCATACGAACTAATAGCTTCTTTCATAGGGTATAAACCAATAACTAAAACAATTGTTGTTGGTGATGAAGATGTAATGACCCACTTCGAATTAGAAGTTGGTGGACTTGCATTATCAGATGTTGAAGTATTAGCTTCAAGAGCATCTGACAAAACACCAGTTGCTTACACTAATGTAACAAAAGAAGAGTTTGAAACTCGTCTTGGTAGCCAAGATATTCCAATGATTCTTAACACAACACCAAGTGTATATGCAACTCAACAAGGTGGTGGTGCGGGTGACGCTCGTATCAACATTCGTGGTTTTAATCAACGAAACATCGCAGTAATGATAAACGGAGTTCCACAAAACGATATGGAAAATGGTTGGGTTTA